GATTGCACCACTACTTCTGTCTTGTACAAGATACTTGTCCATAACTTGTCTTAAACCTGCATAGGTAAAGCTATAGTCTCTATCGTGGTCAATCATAGTATTCATTCTATCAAAGTCGCCTTCATCATATTGATTTAAAATGTCTGCGTCATAGACACCTAAATCTACACACTTCTTTGTGTGAGCAAATAGATGAGGATGGTCCCATAGTTTACCATTAATACTTTTTCTTAGACTATAAAGAAGAAGTCTACTTGCAACATATTGATAGTTTGGATTCTCTAATGATATTAAGTCTGAAGCTGACCTAATTAAAATCTGTTGTATTTGGTCTGTAGGAATATTATCATAAAATTGTAACCCACTATTCATTTCAACTTGACTTGATGATACACCTTTTATATCTTCACAAGCGTATTCTACCATATCGTGTATCTTGTCAATATTCAATGGCTCTTGTCCACGGCCATTTCTTTTTATAACATTAATTTCTTTTTCAGTCATCTATCTCTCCTACTCCTATGCTTTTCTATAATTTGTTAAAACTTGTTGTGCTGATAATTTTGAATATGTGTTGATACTTATAATCTCTTGTAGTTGTACTTTAGATACACCTGTCTTAATTAAGTCATTAACATCTTTGAGTTGTATATCTTCTGGCCAAATAAAAATGTTGTAACCTAATTCAATTATCTTCTCCATTCGCTTTACTATTTCTTTATTTCTCGGTTCGTTATCAAATATATATGTCACCTGTTCAGGATTATATTTACTATCTAGTGTCAAATCAGCGCCACCAGCTGCGATACAATTGTCGATAAACAAACTATCAATAGGACCTTCTACAACATAAATGTGTTGTGCAAAGTTTACTCTTTCTAATCCGTATATCTTGTCTTTGTCTTCGTCTAACTTAATGGTTACATACTTTGGTGTCTCATTACCAAAGGCTCTACCTTGATAGGCGAATACTTTACCGTCTGTATCATAGAACGGTATCACTAGTCTTGGATGGTCGTACTTACTTGTATTGTATTTACGAGGTGAGATTTTGTGTGCCCACTCATAAAACTTATGACATAAGAAAAGTTTATCAAAATACTTTTCAGGTATCATTCTATTATCCACATACTTTCGTACTGGATGCTCGTCTTCTAAATCTGATATTGAAGTGAGTAGAGATATATAGTCGTTCTCTAACTTTATCTTCGGTTTAAAATCAAACTTAAACTCTGGTTTTGGTGTTGCAGGTGCGTCCGACTTGTATCTTTCTAATAGATAATTTTGATAGATTTTTGGGTCTATCTGTTTTAGAAAGTTTGCGAGGTTCTGACCCATACCACAATTGTGGCATTTGAAAAACATATCGTTTTTCTTACGGTAGAAATAACCTCTGGACTTTAGTTTCGACTTTTGACTATCACCACAATGAGGACATCTAAAGTTAAATAGATAGTCACCTTTTTTCTTAAAATGAGCTAGCCGGGTCGATATTTCTTGTATAAATTTTAAATCTGTATAACTTGACATTTAGCACTTCTTATCTTTAATTGATATAGTACACACTATACTATATCTTACGCTATTTGTCAAGCACCTATGTGACTTTCATTAACTCCACGACTAATGGGAAGTTTCTTGCTAAAATAAAACCGATTACTATAGAACCACCAATAATTAAGTACTTCCACTTCTCTAGCATATTTACCTTTTCTCCTAGAGAGTTCTTAATACTTCGTATTTCATTCATAATACGCTTTTCAGTCATATCTATATTATCTTTTAATTGTCTATATCTACTTTCAGTATCTTCTTGTCTGTCTTTTAACTTTGAAAAGATAATTTCATCTAGTTTTTCTGCTTGATTTAATTTCTCTTCATGTACGGCTAACATCTGCTTAATACCACTACTGATACCAGTTAACTTATCAATCGCTGTGTCTAGTCTTTTATGCACTTGATTACTTTGCTGAAGTTCGGACTTCAACACCTCTATACTTGTACGGTTATCGTACACTTCTTTTGATAGTGTGGTTATGGTTGACCTAGTTTCACCGTTACCGTTACCTGTTGTTGTAGACATAGCGATTATTCTCCCAAAGTCAATTAACCCGCTAGCGGATTTTTTGCTTTTAATTTAAGTTCTTGTATCTGTAGTTTTAAGACTTCGACTTCTTTTTCGTTTATTTTAATTGCTGTCTTGTTCTTTTGTACACTACCAGAAATATCAGCAGGTATTTTACCTTCTAATTCCGTAATTTTAATTTGTAATGATTTAATAGTTTCTTGTAGAGGTGCAATGTTAACACCTTTTCTTTCTTCCATTGCGTTCATTTTAGTAGTCAACTCTCCGTATTTAACGAATCCACCACCAATAGCAACTACGGCTGCGATTAAAGCTGCCACACTTGCCAAGTTATCTTTTAATTGTTTTATCATAGTTGTTCCCTTAATTGTTTTAATTCAATCTGTAATCTGGTTTCCTCAGTCTTAATTCTGTCTAACTCTACACGCTGACTAGTCAACGGATCGTTATCAGTATATTTTGCTAAGGTAACACCTGTATATATTTGTGTTTGCTCTATATTTAGTTGATTAAAGAAATCTACATTGCCATCAGGAAGTTGTGTAGAAGAGTAAAAGGACTGATTTTTATATGAAGACATATCAGGAGCTTCATCGCTCATTGCCCTTAGTGTTATAAATTGTACTGCTTTTACTTTCTGGTCTACCGTCATCAATGTATTCTCTAATTTCTTAATAATCTTTTCTACTTTAGCACTTATGCTGCTTGCAATAGATTTCTCATCTCCGCTATCAACATCTGCTTTCTTTGTTGTTCCAGTCTCATCTGCATCCAATTTTTCTTCATTAGTCTTCTTCGTCTCCTCTCCTTCTGTTTCCGTATCTTCATCCATAGAAGATTCATTTGACTTCTCTTCTGTGTTTTCACTCTCCTCAGGTTTATTCTCACTACTTGTCTCATTTTCTTTAGTAGTTTCGGGTTTTGGTTCAGTTGAATTACTTGCATTTGATTCCTCTTTTTTAGGTTCGTTTTCTACTTTAGGTTCACCTTTTACTTTAGGTTCCTCTTTGATAGTCTCTTCTTCTAAATTAGACTTCTTTGCTACAACATTATTTTCCTCCATTTTAGGTTCTTTTACTTTAGGTTCCGGAACAACATTGAGTTCTTCCTTCATCATATTACCTACTTCTTCAAAAAATTGTTCTTCTGTTATATTCTCTTCAACGAGAGCAGTATTAAATTCTTGTACTAAATTTTCCTTTACGATTATCTGTTTAAATTGTTCAATTACCATAGTTTCTAGTTTCTTCATTTCTATAGCAGGTGCTTTAAATTCTTCTATCTTAACTTCTTGTCTTTCTATTCTAGGTGCAATTTCTATATTAACTTCAGGTTTAAATTGTTTTACATCTTTAAATACTTCTGTCAATGCTGTTTGTGATTCTTCTATCTGCGTATTCGCTGATGATATGTTAGTTGATTGTTCTTCTGTTAGTTGTTGAAAATTTATATCTGCTAGAGTAGCAGTTAGACTTGCACCTAATAAGTTAGGTCCTACTGAAGCAGTTGCACTAGTATTGTTACCATCTATACCTTGCCATTGCCAATCCCACTTTCTTGCACCTGTTCCGTTGTGAGCAATTGTATCGCTATATGTATATGAGTTAACACCGTAACCGGCGTCATTATTTCTAGTTATAGAGGTAGTCGCAAGGACATTGTTGTTGTCATCTAGTATTTTTAATATTGTTTTATAACTATCTGCCCCAGCAGTTGCTGAACCACAACGACTAGTAGAACCTAACCATTCGCAATTCTGTACTTCGGTAAGTGAATTAAGTGATACACCACCATCTAAACTATCAGCAGTTATATTAAACTGACCACCGTTTTCTTTTTCTGTAGTTATACCGACTAGTGAACCATTAGCGGTAACATTACCAGTTCCTTTTGCTTCTAGTTCGTTTTGAAATGCTTGTATACCACTATCAATGGTAAAACCTGAACCACTACCTACCTTATCAGGTGTGTGAGAGTCTTGTGTATTCTGATAACTAGATTGTCCATCACCTGCGTTGGGTAATAGATTACCTGTTGTTGCTTCTTCTGCCTTAATCTCGTTTACGGAAATTATAAGGATTAAGGTCGTCAGCAAGTTTATCAAGTTTAAACCACGCATATCCGAGTACTCCTAAATAAATTGTTAACCATATTAATAGTTCCATAGTGTGTCCTTATTTTGATTTGTTATTCTTATCTTTCCAGATAATCTTATCTTTCGTTTCAACTTTCATTTCAAGCTTCTCAACTTTCTTTTCAAGTTTATCTGCGTATGCGTCTAACTTCTTATTTTCTTTTCTTATTTCATCAGCGATAGCAGTTTGTTCAGTCAATTGGTAATTTAAAGACTTGTCTTCTTCACTAGTCTTTGTTAATTCTTTTTCTTTCTTCTCTATGATTTTTAGTTTATGAACATATAAGTCATAGTCTGGTCTTAACTTGTCGTATTTGTTCCATTGTGCTTTTGCTTCTGCACCAATCTTACCTTGATATGGACAAGGTGTTCCCGAGTGTATCATTGCTTCAAATACTCTAGGATCCTGACATAATATAGAAACAGCAGCGACCTTCATACCTAGGTCATTTAAGACTTTACTTAATTTAATTCGTTCACAATTTTCGTCTCTTATATGAGCACCCATTGATATACCGATACCTGGATATTGTAGACCTCCAGATACACCCATAACGCATACATCTTGCGACATAGCACTCATAGAGGGCGCTGAGGCAGTATTCTGTTGGTCTCTTATGTTTGAGTTGTTGTTTGTGGTTGCGTTAGTACTGCTCGTTGTATTACTAGACGAACCAGATTGGTAAGTAGTTGTGTCTTCCTGTGAATATCCACCCGTAATTGTAGTATTACTTCCAGTAGTATTAGTAAGGGAATTGGTAGTCGCTCCAGATGATGTTGTATCAGACCAAGCAGGAATTGTAGTGATTCCTAACATAACAAAACATACTATAAATAAACTAAGTAATCTATCCATTGTGTGTGTCCTTGAGTTAATCTATACTATTATTTATAGAGAAGGCACATTCTAAATGGTTGTTTTCGTGGGAAAAATTTGACACATTAGGGTGTCATTTAATTGACTAGAGTTTTCCTTGACTAATTGCAAGTAATATCATACCCCATACACAGGCACCTACTAGAAGTACAAGCATTAGTATGGCAATACCATCTAATATAGCTCTTTGTAGTTCTCTTTGTCTATAGACTTCTTTTTCTCTTTGGGCCCTAATCTCTCTTCTCATTTCTGTAAGTTCAGACCAAGTATTGGGACCAAAACGGAAGTTTAGAAGAGACCGTAAGTCTCTCTCTTGTTCCTGTATCTTCTTTTCGTGTATGAGTAATTGTAAGGACTCTTCTTCTACGCTACCTGCTGAAAAGAGTTTCTTAAATATAGGTGGGTTCTTGTTATGTTCAGCTGCTTTTCGTATATCTGCTACAGCAGTATACCACTTACCCATTTGTTTGAAGGTGTGTTCAGCTTCCGAACCTAATGCGACTGCTCTTGTGACTGCTTTGTATGCTGTTGTTGCAATTGCTATTGCTGATATTGGGTCTATCAATGTTCTCGTTCCTTATGCTATAGTGTGGGGCTGTAGTCATAAGGTAAAACATCAAATCATATTACTATTTAGTTATTTTCTAACAGAGTCTATGAAATTGTAAACTCTTCCGAATTGCTTATCAATGCTTATCAGGTCTTGTTGTATCATAGTCACTAGTAATTGTAATTCTATTAATGTGACTAGTGTCCAGGTTGCTAACCCTAATAGGATTGAACCTAAAAGACCTATTAACATTGTATTAGTCTTTCGTGTCATTTTCTGTTTCTGGTTCGTAGTATTTTTTATACTCATCTAGCAATCTATTAGTCTTTACCATATGGTTTCTAATCTGAGCAAAGTTCTTTGCAATGAGTTGATAGTCTGCGTCTGTTAAACCAAACAGCACAGGGTCTATACCTGCTTCTTCTAACTTCTTAAATACTTCTTGTGCATTTTCAGAAGTAATAATAATCCACTTAATCTGTTCTAGTTCAGGTGGTGTTGGTTTCTCTAAATTTAGTTTTGTTCTTTCTACTTCTGTTTTAAAGATGTCTAACTTCTTAACAGAAGAACAACCACTAATTGCGATTGCAAGTATTAAAACTAAAAATATATTTCTAATTTGCATATTCAACATAATTTGGATTCGCTATTGATGGACATTCAGAATTAATTTCACTCTTTTTAGTTGCTTTAATTTCTTTTTCTGTAAGTGGAGAACCCATAGCGATTGAAATACATCTAGTAGCATTTGCACTACCTTTGTTAATTATTCTCTCTATTGTTTCAGTTCTCTCTACAGCAAGTTTACCAATGTCTCGTTGTTTCTTATTAAACCTTTTATCAAGGTCGGTTAAGTCTTTCTTTAGGGCGCTCACCAGAACATTCATTTGTTTGTTCGCTTCTAGTATTTTACCAAAGTCTTCTTTTTGTTGCTCTATTACAGCCTTTTGGCTACTAACTGCTTCTTCTAACTTGATTTGGTTTGCTTGTAAAATAGCATTGTCTGCTTTCAACTTATAAACATAAGCTGCACCACCGGCTAGTCCTGCAATCAATATACCTGCCATAATCATTTTTGCACCACCGAATATCATATTACTATCTCCAGAATTTTAATTTTTGTATTAGTTCTACTAGGTCTTCAAACTTCTCGTTTACATACCAACCTAAAACAAAACCAATTATAAGTCCTATTGTTAAAAACATTATTTCTTACTCCTTAATTTTACTTGTTCTACTTTCACTTTCGCTATTTCATCTTCTAGTTTGTTAATCTTCTTTACTAACATAGGAAACTTTTGTATTAGTTTCTCTTCTTTAGAAAGAACATCTAAGTCGTATCTCTTGGCTGCCCAACTATAACACTTATCTACTTTCTGGTAAAACCATATACCCATCTTAGTTTTCTTAAACCATGAGTTAGTAGCTTGTCCTACTATGGCACCCATAGCAGATTTGATTAAAAAGAACCACATACTATTTCTTCGCCTGTGGTTTCGCACCTCGTGGAGCGCTTGAGTTGATTGCCCAACGGCCAAACATTCTCACACTATAGTAAGCAGATTTTATTTTCCACTTAGGAACTGAAGGTTCTGAATTTTCCATACCTTGTCTGAATACCTTATCTGCTATACTTCTATATAGTTCTCGGTCTTTCTTCGTAGATATGATACCTTCTTTAAATGCACTATTAATCTTTTCGTACATGATGTCATGTATTACAGCTGCTCTTGCAACATCAAATGGAGCAATAAATGCCCAACATATTCTTGGTACACTTGCAAGGTCTGTTATGTATTTTGCTGGTACCGTTATCGTTGCTGTATTTCTTCCGTTGTCATAAACATCTACTTTGCAATCTAATAACATTGATACTTCTCTATCATCTAAATCATCTGACTTAAACTTTAGCGCTTTATTTAATACCCAGTTTCTTGGTGGTAAAAATATTGCGTCTAATAATCCGTTCCAATTACTCTTCTTCATTGTTGTCCTCTCGTTTAACTATTTTCAAGTTTTTTGTCTTCTTGTCTTGTTTGATACCATGTCTAGGATCCTTATTGGCCGCTAATCCAATCTTTCTACTTCCATATCCTTTTGGAGGAGTATCTCCTAAAGCTGCTACCGGGTGCATACCACCCATGGCACCACCAGAACCGATACTACCAAATGCACTATCAGTTAATCTTGCTTTTTCTAAAATTGATTTTTTTGATTCGTCTACGACAAACTCTGGTTCGTTTTTACCGTATGTTAATTCGTCTACAATAACATCTAGTCTATCTAGTTGGTCTAGTACACTATTCATTACAGCGTTATTGTTATCTTTATTCTCTTTGATATTTCTACCAAGTTTAGTTAGAATATCTTTCTTCTTTTTCTTCATCATAGCGTCAGGTGGCATAGAAACTCCGCCACTCGCAACTGAATTAACAGGTGCGTCTTCATTTTTAGGTACGCAATTAGGTACTTCTTTGCCACCTTTCATTTTAGTTCCGACTTGTTTGTGTGAGTCCCAACAAGCTTCCCATACATCTTTAAATTCTTTTAGTTTTTTATTTTCGCTCATCTAAATAGTCTCCAGGAACATATATTTCTTGCATATCTTTACCGTACTTCATCTTATATATATCTAAACCTAACACCGTTGAATCTGGTTTAAGTTCTTCTATAGTAAAGACATCTGTACCTTTAGGTAAAAATTCTTCGCCAGTAAATAGTTCTTCTTTTAATTGATAACTTCCAACCTTTAAAGTTGAATCTGTAAAATACTCTTCATTAAGAGACATAGAATAAACTAATTCGTTCTTCTCTTTTAATATCTTAACAAGTGTACTCTCTATGTTCTTACCTTGGTCTTCAGCAAACTCTTTGTCTTCTTTAAGTAATAAACCTAAAGCAACAGCAAACGAACCTATCTTACCACCTAATCCTACTTTACCTAGTATTCTTTTTAAGTTGAATACAAATCTATGTAGCATGGTGTAAGATGATTTCTCTGCACCTGTTTTTAATAGTCTATATGGTTTAAGTACTTTACCGTCAGCGTCTATGATACCTGTCTTAAACGCAGCTTGGTTCTTAAATGGAGTAACCAATAATTTAATTACTCTATATGCTATTAATAAATCTACTGCTCTGCTTGCCATTATAGTTTCTCTAACTCCCGTCTAACATATTCGTCTTCGGTTAGTTCGTCTAACTCTGACGGATACAAATAGTTTAGGTATTTAAAAACAGACTTTAAGATAGGCCAATACTTCGTGTCATTTTTATATAACAATAAAGTAATACAGGCATCCGTACCGAAAACATTTTGTAGTACGATAATATGATTTGTTACCAACCTAATCTTTAATAGGCTCGTAGTTTCATATTTACGAAACAATCTTTTGAGATATTTAAATCTCTTTATATCATCCCAAAATTCTTTTTCAGTTTCAAATGTCGGATTATCATAATGCTTTTGTGCATACAATAACCAGTTCTTGTCGGTTATCTGTTTGAACATTAATTTACGCCTATTTCAGTTTAGCGTAAACCTTTGATGAACCGTTAGACAATGTTTCGTACTTAACTTCTAATTTTAAGTTATCAATACCAGGTCCATTATCTACTACTACATCTTCAGGCTTAGTTTCAGTTGTTTTACCGTAAGTACCGCCGAATTGTTTTACTTCACCAGTTACCGTACCGGCGTCACCATCTAATTTCATAGGTGAAATATCTAAACCAATTCTCATTAACTTTTCTCTTAACGAATCAACTGCTTGTTGTGGTTTGATATATTCCATATCTGCAACCGAACCAACAAAGGCATTAACTCTTTTAAGTACATTAGGGTCTTTCAAATTCGCTGTACCGATATTACTATCTTCTACTGCGTTTGAAGTAGCTGTTCCTACCACCTTGTCTTCTTTTAAGTGTTCTCTAAAAGTTTTCATTTATTCCTCTTTTTCTTTTTTATTATCTTTTTTAGTACCAGGTACTAAATCTTCTTCAAATTCATTAAGGTCATTTTCAGTATTAACTTCATTAGGGTTAACCGTTAAAATCTCCTGTAAAGTATTAGACTTTTCTGTAATTTTATCCATTTTGTTTTTCCTCTACAACAGGGTTTAATTCTTTCTGTGCTTCTCTTAATGTCAAATCACTATCTGCTTTTCGCATTAACTTTTCTAGTACTTGTACTGCACCGTGCAAAGCATTTAAACGAGACTTTGTACTTGCGAGTTCACCTTCTAATTTGTTAACACTTTCAGTTAGTGTTTCTCTTTCTTTAAATAGTTGATTGTATTCTTTCTCAACTAAACCAAGTGATATAGCCATAATTTTATCTCCTCAAATTAATTATATTATGCGATTGTAGCGCCTTGATTAGCAATTACATTCCATTTAGAATTTTTAAATAAACAAGTTACCGTTTCGCCTTCTGCATTAAGAACGATAGTTGAATATCCTCTTAAATTAGATGGTGTGATAGTGATGGAATTACCACCAGTACCTACTGCAATAATTGTTTTAATCATTCCGTTAGTACCATCTGCCATTGAAAGTGCTGTTGCACCACCAGATTGGTCTACTTCTGAAATTGCTGATGTTGTATTAATCGCTGTGCTAGTAGAAGTCAATGCTTCACTAGTTGATGTCAATCCGATAAAAGTTGGAATGTTATTAAAAACATCTTTCGCTGTTACCTTTTTATTAATTGGTGTATTTGAGGGGTCATCAACAATATGGAATAAATCCTCTACCGCCAATGATGTGCCTAGATTGTCTAAGGCTGTAATCTTTTTGTCTGCCATTTTAGTTCTCCTATAATTCCACTAGTTGTGGTAAACTACTGCGTACATCATATACGCACCATTAACACTATTTATACAAATAAAAAAGGGGACCACAACGGATCCCCTAATATTCTTAATTTTATTGTTATTATCTATTACGCAACAGCAGTAATTGTTCCTGCACCGGCACCAGCAGCAGCTGATACTGCGACAGCAGCAGCAGTTGTAGCAACCGTATCAGTAATAGTACCACCCGCTAACAAGACATTTTGAGCCCCGATAGATAGTATATCATCTGCTGATATAGTTGAACCAGCAGCACCTACAACTAGTGTAAATGTTACCGTGTTAGCAGTAGAAGCTGATTTCGTCAATGTTAATGACGCAGCTGAACCACCGCCTGCTTGTGAATTGGTTACTGCGATTGTAGGCGAACCTGCAACCGTGATTTGTTCGTTATAGTTTACCGTTACCGATAAAGTACCACCTGCTGATACATCAAATGATGATATATCAAATTCAGTAGATGAAATCGTAGCAGCAGCTAATGCTGTTGATAGACCACCTAATGCGACTAGTACTTCTGGAGTAGCGGCTGTGTTTCCGTTACCAGTTCTTGTAGACCCTGCTCTTACAACCCAACCTTTTTGATTAGCAAAAACTTCTGCTTTTTCAGTTGTAGTAAGATTTTTAGGTTTACTTTCATCACTGGAACTTGCTCCCCATAAACTCATAGTATCTCTCCTTATTAATTTAAGTTAACTTAATGATTAATCGTTTATATTTATAAGATTGACTATTTAAAACCTAGTTTTCTCAATTCAGAAATCGTTTTAGCGGCACTAGTGTGATGAATACCTATACCACCTCTTGCTCTAAACTGATTAATGTTTTTGATATAGTCGTCAATTAGAATTGTTGGCATACCACCAACTTTAGCAAAATTCTGCTTTTCTCTTCTTTTTACTAAATTTACTTTACTGCCGGACATACCTAATTTGGTTCTAGCCCATTTTGATTTGCCAGGAATACAACTAGGATCCGATGTCTGTTCGACATAAGCAGATAAGATGTGTGGGTCATGTTTACTAATGAAAGACCATAGTTGTTGACCACCTGGATTCCAAGGTAATGTAGACCAGAAATTTTTAGTCTGCATTATCGGTTGCCACTTATCTCTTATTGTTTTAAATACTTTTTTAGGTTCTTGTGCCCATTGTGATAGAGGCATTTTAACTGCTTTTTGTGCAGCCTGTTCAAAATTACATAGCACTCCATCCATATCACAATAGATACGAGGCAACTTCTTGTTGTCTTGCCTAAATGCTTCGTTTGTAAGTGATAGTTTTTTGACTTGATGTATTACATCAGCTCGGAGTTCTTTAAATTTCATAGTGTGTATATCCTTTTTTCATTATGCTTTATAATAACACATTATTATGGCCTTGTCAAGCATAAAATGAGCAAAAAGATGAATTAATTTGCGTAATCTATCTTAGGATTAACATCAATTTTGTCTGATTTACTAGCATTCATAGTAGTTTTCTTTTCAGGTTCTTTAGTTTTGATGTTCATTGGGTCTTTAGGGTCTTGTGATTTAGGTAAAACACTCTTAGCATTATCATCTGTATGACTATCTTCTTTCTTTGCTCTTAATTTTGCAAGGTCAGAACCATCAATTTTACCATTATTATTCTTGTCTAGTTTTTGTTGTTTAGGTGACAACTTCTCCTGCATTACTGCAGCTGTGATTGCTTCTTCAACTGAACCAGGTTTACTTTTTAAATATGACATATTAGTTTCCTTTTACTTTTGCAGCTAAATCTTTATCTGCACCGCCCCATGTTCCTGAGGATTTTGTTATAAATGAATTTACTCTAGCAAACGCCCATTGGTGTTGACTAGCTCCAGGTCTGTGTCCACCTTTCCAAGCAGCCATTCCTCTATCAAATACTTTCTTTAAGATACCATATGGCATTCCAGATTTTTCTGATTTGTTTTTTAATCCTTCAATCGCTTCATACATTTCTTTTGCAGGATGATTTTTGTTTTCTGTTTTTACTTTTTTCTCAACCGATGTGTTAGTCTCAAACTTCTTACCATAAGTTTCTTTAAATTTCTTCTTAGGTTTAGTCTTAGGTTTCTCATCATCTTTATCATAAGCGTCTTCTTCATTTTTGTTCTTAGGTTCTTTATAACCATTTGCGAAAGCAGCCTTTCTCTGAGCGTCTGAAGCAAAACCTTCGTTAGTTCTTTGTAGTACTTTTTGAACATCTGGATGGTCTGATAATCCTTTTGCAAGTTTCTCAATTGCTTTAACAGCACCTGTCATATTGCCACCTTTGTATCTCTTATCGTTTGCAATACCGTATGCCATTTTGATTTGTTGTGAAGTAAATTCTACTAATGTTTCTTCTTTTACTTCTTTCTTTTGTTTGTCTCTTAATATCTTTTGTGCTAATCCAACTTGTAATGGAACTTCTCCTGTATCAGGATTTGGTTCTGGTTTGATTGCTTTATTCTTTTCGTTTTCTAATTTTGTTTTTAACATATGTATCTGGTCTTTAAGAGCGTCTACATCAACTTTAGGTTCATCTTTCTTCTCTTTCTTCAAGTCTTTAAACTTAATCTTACCAGATTCAACTTCACCATTTTCTGTTTCTTCTGTAAACTTAACTGGTGCTAATACCGTACCGTGTGTTTTCGGGTCTAGTACTACCATCATTTCTTGTCCAGGTGTAGTCTTCTTATAGTCTTTATTAATTTTTGCGAAATTTGCTTTACTGATTTCAACAGCACCTTTACCAGAGTATTTGTAATCTCTTCCGGCAAGTACTGCTTCTTCAATACTTTCAGTCTTTAAGTGAGACCTAGTTGCTAATTGCATATCTAGTATCTTTCTCATGTTACCTTTTAGTTCAATACCACCAGGTACATCTGATACTTTTAGACCGTGTTGTTTTGCAAGTGAAACCATATTTGATTTCTCTTTTTCGTTTGTGAAACCTTTAATAGTTCCTGTGCCTTCTTGTAATCCAAGATTGCCTGGTAAATCGTCTTCTTCTTTAGTTAGTATTCTAGTGTCTGGGAAGTTATCCATTACTTTTTTATGGATTGCTTCTACATCTTTTGCACTATCAATTCTAACTTCTGAACCAGATTTGTGAATTTCTCCACCACCTGTTTTACCTTTAAACATATTTGCAATTTTACCAGCCTCGCCGCCGTTCTTTGCCATATACTCTACATATTCAGTATATTCTAAAATAACTTCGTCCCAAGACTTGTTTTCAAATGCTGAAAGTTTTACACCTTGTGGTACTTTGATACCTTTAGATATCATACGACTAACTGCCATTGCTGAAATAAAAGGAATGTCTGCTTTGAAGAGTTTAGGAAGTTGAGCGTCTGCAATTTTATCAAAAATATTTCTTAACTGATTTGCTCTTGCGATAGATATTCTTTTACCTGCAAGGTCAGCATATTGTGCTTTCAGTCTTTTAATTTGTTGGTCTGTAAATTCAACCAGTTGTTCTTCTGTGATGTCTTCTTCACCAAGAATAGTTTTAACGGTTGCAACAGGCAAACCCATTTGTTTTGCTATTGTTTCAGCTGATTTACCTTGGTCAAAAAGAGTAGCGATAGTTTTCATCTTGCCTTCGTCAATCTGAATATCGTTTGCCCACACCTCTTCCAGTGCTTCTCTCATTGTTTGTGTATATCTAGTCATCTTATATTTCTCTCCTAAAATTCCTTTATTTCTATTATTAGTCTACCATCACCTTTGTGTACTCTATGAAATGTTTCCTTCGGTATTTCAAAAACATCTCCTATTTTCATAATCTCTGGGAGTTTATTATCCATTTGTAATTTCCAATTAACTCCAGCAATAATTCTTATCGTTCTATCTCTTCTGTCTTTGTGCCAAACTAAACTATCTTCTTTGGCGTCTTGTCCAAAACTTCTTTGAAAGAAAGAATCCGTTTTTGTTTCATCCGGTCTCTCATCATAGAAGACATCATACTCGTTTTGCAACCATTTATACATGACTACTCCTACCAGTAAAAGTTACCGCCACCTGTAAGTCCTAATGACTTTGCATATCTAGGTAAATTACACGCCCAATATCCAGGTGTAGTTTTATCTGTTTTGCTAGCACAATTGTGCCGAGCAGCAAAGTTTTTTCTGGCTTCTTTGTCATTTAACTTAACTCTTAAACCAGTAGTGTCTCCCCAAGTAACCTTCTTAATCTTGTCGCCATCTTTTACAAAAACATAAAACTTTTTAGGTCCACCTTTTTTTGGTTTATTTAAAGGCGGATTCTTTTCGTCTTCTTCTTGTATCGGACAATCTAAAGGTACTTTCATACCTTCATATTTAGCAAATTCTCCAATGTCTGTTTCTAATAAAGTTCTATCCCATTCACTTTCGCATTGTAATAGACCTTCATTAAACATATGTCTTGCTTCTCTAAACAAGGCATAAAACTCTTCGCTATGTACTCTATATATGTTCTCTGCTAAAGGTATCTTATTCTCAATGTGATAGTTTAACGATACCGTTATCTTATCTGCATAATCACTAAACCTTAACATATTCTTTAAAAGATTGTATCTTCAATCTCTCCTCCATTTTTTTCACAGCGTCATTCAATTCTACTTGATACTCTTCTCCGTATCTCTTCTTATATTTATCAATAGTCTCACTTGAAGAAGCCCATTTCTGTATATCTTCTTGGTTTATTGTCTCTGGACTAGTTTCTGCACTCTGTCCAGGGGTCATTCTTTTAGTATGGTCTGCATATTCTTTACCTACTTCATAGGATTCTTTACCATACATCTGTTGATACTTCTTCGTATGTACACTAGTAGTAGTCTTTGCGTCTTTATCTCCTGGTGCAACTTTGTAGTCTTTGTCGTTATCCGACTTCTTATATTTTTGTTTTGAAAAGTGTTTTGCTCTCTTCTCTTTATCATTTTTCTTTACATCTTTGTAATACTTCTTAGGTTGTGAACCGTCTTTACTTTTCACATCCTTATCTTGTGGTAATTTCTTACCATATTCTTCATTCATTTTGACTTCCGTTTCTGATACTGCCTCAAAACCATAGTCTACATTTAAGTTAATTTCGTGTAATTTAGTTTCATCTATTATTGTGCCATGTGGAATACAATTCCATATCCAACACTTATGTAAATTAGAATTATTGTCTTCTAATACAACATAGTTTGTACTTCTACGAATTACTTTACCTGTAATCTCTTGTTCTTGGTCTTCAACACTATCGTTTATGTTAAATAGTTGTTCACGGATATACAAGTCTCTTAAATGCCATTTAGTAAAGCTTTCAACACTAGCGATAGGTTGATATGTTCCGATACCTGGTCCAGTATAACCTGCAGCCAAGTTCATTCCTTTTCTAATTAATCCAAATAGTTTATCTTTGTCTCTAAAAGATGTAGGTAGACCTTGTTTAAAAGATTTAAGGTCATTAGATTGAGCCGCAGCTCTCATTTTACTTGCTGACATTCCCATAGCGCCTTCAGCGTCTGGGTCTCTTTCGCCAGCAGATACGATATTGATTTTATCAAACTCGTAATTAGTTCCTCTTGCTTGTACTCCGTTGTACTTGTTTAGTAGTGTTTCAAATTCTCTTACTCTATCTGAACCAACTACCATTGTTATTTGATTTGCTTTTCCATTTAATTTATTGATGACTTCAATAGCTGTTCTTGCACCTGCAATTTGTTTTATCTTGCTTGAGTGTCTAGGGAACATTGATTTCATAATGCTAATCTTATCAGCAACTTTCAATGGATTTTTCTTTGGGTCTTGCGAACCACTTGGCACAATGAGATAATCATTTGCACCTACAGCAGCCACTTTGTTAATTAACTTTTCATGGCCTATCGTTGGTGGATTAAATCTACCAAATGTAAATGCGATATGTTTTTTAGGTGTGCCTACTGCTTCAGTTTTTAGACTATCAATTTCTTTATCGGTAACTATACCGTCATCTAAAATCTTCTTGCACTTCTTAAAGAAAGTAATGTAATGATATTTCTCTAACATCTTATAGATTACATTCTTAGGTAATCTGTTTTTAATACTATACTTTCTGATTTCGTCTGGCGACATATCTGTATCAAACGCACTTCTTCTTTCTGCGTCAACACCGTCACCAATCTTTATTATGTCCTCTATATCATTTTCTATTTCTTCTAACTTACTTTCTACTCTTGCTTGTAAGTTTTCTATGTCGTTAGGACTTAATTCTTTTAATTCGTCATAGTCAACAATGTCTCTTTTTAATTCACCTTTGACTACATCTATTTCTTGTACCTTCTTATTGAAGTCAGCAATATAAACATCAATATCAAAAGCAAAATCTTCAGGTCTTTTAACAAATACATTTCTTGTAATTGAAAATACTGCGTCTGCTTTTTTCTCTTGGTCTTTATATGTTGCTTCATCGGTTACAAAGTAATAGTTAATAGGATGCTTTGTACCAGGTATTAGTTTACCTTGTATGTTATTTGGATTCTTTGATGAAAGAAATTCTAAAGATAGTCTTTCTCTTTCTGCAACTCTTTCACTTTCAGGTACATCAAATAATACATTGATGTCTAGGTCTGCGTCATTTCTATATCTATGTGTTAGAATAGAACCAATCAAACCATACTTGATAACTGGAAATTCTTTTTCAAATACTTTAATTTGGTCTTGTATTTGTTTTACTACACTTGCTTTCATCTTAGGATTATTTGTATCTGCGTTATCAAATACAGCAGGTGCATATGTTTTTCTAGGAATGTCAATAATACTTTCCTGAATATCTACCATATTGATTAACTCATCTGCAATCTTTACAGAAGTTGTATGGTCAGACGGATAGTGCCAACCGGCAACTACTCTACCATAACCACATTCGTCAGCAAGTTCTATTAGATTATCTTTATGTTTAGGATATAATTTACCATAGTATTCTGCAATCAATCTACTTTGTAGACTATGACCAGCAGGATATGCTGGTGTCTTCATACTATCAGAAATTAATTCCATACTATCAAAATCCATATTCATTTCTTTTGCAAGTTCATATGGTCTTGGTCTTTGATATAAGTTTTTGTAATGTCTAACTACACCACTACCTGCTTTCTTTAATTCAGATATATCTTTTGTATCATATTCTAAATTATTAGCAGTTAAGTATTTTTCAATACCATAAAATGTATCTGTATCGTGGTTCTTTATACTTTCTTTTACTGCACTATTTCTTTGTGTAAATAGTTCAGACATCATATCTAATTCTTTTTTAGTTTCAGGACTATCATTTTTAGAAGGTGCTTTAACATCAATTTTCTTCCAGTCACCTACAATATTCTGTACAGGTTTAGTAGAAACTTTAGGGTGTGTTAAGTCATTCAAGTCTTCTGCTACAGACTTGCACTTCTTTAATAGTTCCTTAACATAGTCCATTCTATGTTTCTTTTGAAAGTTATCTGGCATTTCTTTTCTTCGCTAGTTCCCGTTCCATCCACTTTTTCGCAACATAATTTTGAACAGGTTGTCTAACGAGTCCTCTAATTCTTGTGTAAACTTTGTTAAGTGTATCTTCACTTGCATTATTGTTATCAACTACAATCATACTACCTGTACCAAATAGATTTTGAAATCTACCTATATTACTTTGTACAACATTCCAACTCTTCGTTGCAATATCTACAGGCACGGTTCTAGTTCTTGTTCTATTTCTTTCTAATGCAACATCTAAACTTGTATTTACAAACATCATATAAGTATCGTAACCTAACATTCTTAACATACTTCGTTGTTTATTAATAATGTCATAGTCTCTACCTGTGGCGTCAATAACAAGACCTAATCTACCTCTAACATATAAGTCCATCTGGTCGCCTGTGACTACCTTTGCTTTATTTCTTAATGGGTCTCTTTTGTCTGCTTCACGGTCAGGCATTTTTAATGATAGACCAGCCTTCTTTAAATAATTTTCAAATCTTACATCTGAATTAACTAATTTTAAACCCATACCAGCAGTTGTTCTATTGGTAACATAAGACTTACCAGAACCAGGACCACCTGCTAAAAAGAACGCTTTAAATATACCTGGGTCGTAAACGCCTTCTTGTATTATGTGTTTAAAAGTTTTCATTACTTAACGGTTATCTCCGCTTCCTTGTATTTGGTTTCTTTCTTGTCTATCTTTTAATTTTTGTAAATTCATTTGTGCGATTGTATCTAAATCAATATCTAAATCTCTAGCAAGTGCTGATATATACCATAACACATCACCTAATTCTTTTTTCATATCTTCTTTAAATGTAGGACTTGCACCGTCTCTAATACTCTTCTTAACTTTTTCTGCGACTTCACCTGCTTCACCACATAATCCTAATGCAGGATAAGTTACCTTACTTGCGTGTGGATAAATTGCTGTGTTTGCAGCTAGAGTTTGGTATTCATTAAATTGCATTTTCTATCTCCTTAATAATGTTTTTCGCAATATCGCCAGGCTCTTTTCCTTCTGCCTTAACAGAAACAAACCCAGGTCTCTTTTTAAAATGTTCAATGGCGGGACCGGTTTCTTTTTTATATAACCCAATTCTATCATTAATAATATCTGGCTTATCATCTTTTCTTCCTCTCTTAGTAAGTCTTCTAATAACTTCTTCACTACTCACATCAAGGTATATAACAACATCATAAGTGATACCATTTGATTCCATATCTCTTACTTGTTGCATATATCTAGGATAACCGTCTAACACATAACCTTTTGAAGCACCTTTGTCTTGTAGTGCTTTCTTAACTAAATTTAAAACTATTTCATTAGGTGCAAATTTACCTTGGTCTAATAAATCTTTAATCTTCTGTCCTTCAGGACCACCGTTCTCAATTTCTTTTCTTAATAATCCACCAGGATAAATATGTTTAATACCAAAGTGTCTTACAATGTATTCACTATAAGTTGATTTACCACTTCCTGGTCCACCCATAATAACAACTCTTGTTTGTTTGGCTTCCATCAAATTATTAAATAGGTGTTGTTTAAAGGTATCCATATTATCCTTTCACCCAATCTTTAGCAATTGTAAAGTTTGCTCTACTAAATTCTAATCTGTCTACGAGTTTAACTACATTACCAATCTTATCTGTTGCAACATAACCTTCAGGTGCTGTTACCTTAAAACCTGTATCAGTTTTTAAAAAGTGTCCGATAGATTGTATCTGTGCTATTTTTCGTACTAAAATGTTTTTGCAATTCTGTAAGGTAACATATGTTGCAATAGCAAAATATAATGATTGTTTATTTCTTTGAATAAATTTTATATTCTTTTCTTTTGCAATGATGTAAGGTGCTTTACCTTTTTCTGTTTTTCGTTTTGTTATTTCATTATCAATGAAACTTGTATAGTATGGTTCAAAACCATCTACTAGTGATTTAACACTACCCATACCTTGTGTACCTCTAACGATACTATTGAAATATGTTTTAATTTTATAACCTACACTTAACTCGTCATTACTATTAAACTCATTTAACATAGGCCCTGCTTTTTGTAAACTACCTTGTGCCATTCTTAACTGAGCGTTGAACGCTGAAACTTCTGCACGATTGAAACTTGCACTACCACTAGTGTCTTTGTATTCTGCACTTGGTACCCACACACTACTACTTCTGATTCCTTTAACATAACCAAAGTTAGCATTTAGGCTATCCATTCTGTCACCAACATATTGTGTATGGAACACTATGCCCATTCTAGCACGAGCAATCTTTTTACCGACCGCACTCGAAACAGGCATAGCATATGTTATAGTATTAGGAGTAAAGGTAATCATTGATTGCCCGTCAATGTTATTCACTTTCTTATCTTCATTAGTAAAGAGACAATCACCTTGGACAATGCCTCTTATACCTAATTTTTTTAGTTCTCTTAATGCAACTTCTAATTTTGGACCAACACCACCTGGGTGATTCTTTCTTATGTCTGCTGAAGTGTAATTGATTTTAGGAGTTTTATTGAATACAGATTTTGTACCGACAAAGAATTTGCCGTTTTCAGGATTAGTTCCACATACTATCGCAGGAGCTCCATCCCACTTAACGGTTACATTTACTTTATTGCTAACATTACCTGTTAACATTTTCTGTAAAGATTGTAGAAACGCTATAGCGTTCTTACCGCCTGCCAGGCCGTTATTAATTATTTCGTCTTCTAAATGCTCAAGGTGTGTGTTCGTACCTGAGCTAGAATATCCTTTAAAACTAAACATTTTTGTCCTTCATTTTTTCCATATACAAATAAACTATCCATTAATATAAATTTTCACTTCGTTGTGCTACTATTTATAAGTCTTATGACACCTTAACAAAGAAAGAAGATAAATCAGTACTAGAAGCTGCATATTTTATAATATCTGTACTTACTTTATTTCTTTGTGTTGTTGTAGCTGTCATCATAGTGTCTAAAAACAATAGACACATATTCTTTGAGAATATAAAACTACCACCTTTGTCAATACATTGTTTGATAAAAGTAGTACTATCTAATGGATTCTTAACATACTTCTTATATAGGTGGTACATATCATTCAACTTAACTTGATTACCTGGTGTTTCTTTCCAACCAGACCTTATACCTTGTAAACCTATAGATTTTCGTATGTGTTTCTCACAATAGAAATTTACATTACCTGCACCGATTTTACCACCGGCAGCACTCAATCCTTTTATTTCTCCTTGCCAACTTGAAGTAGAATTAAATGCTCTAAACTGAACATTCGCACCACCCATACCCATATACATATCAATTGACGAAAAGAAATCGTTGTTGCTTCCAAATTTATGACTTTTGTAATCGTGTGATATTAACTTCACTCTTTCAGGAGCATTATACTCTTCTAACTTAACGGTACTACCTAGTTTCTTTAGAGAGATACCTAGTAAGAAAGTTCTAGGAGAATTTAATCTACCTGCTTTATCTAATACTGCTTGATTTAATATTCCCCAATCTTGCTTAAACAATGCAAGAGGATCCGAACCTGGTGTCATTGTAGTCATCCATATATCACCTGGATTCCATTTGTCATCTGAAAAACTACCTGGCGCTAATGGTGCTCTACCATCTTTCTGTGCCATTTGTTTATCTATTCTAATTACTTCTTTTTTAGCTGCATATACTTTACCCATAAAAGTACTGCCTCTATGAAAGTAAACACCACCAGTAACCCTTGATGAATACTTTTTATAAATTTCGTTTGCTGTTTTTAGAAATGTACCACTATCAATCCAATCTTCTGGTACTCTATCTTTAAATGCTTTGTAAGCAACGGTCGCCTGTACATAACGAGCAGCCTTTTCCATATTGGCGTCTGTAATGTCTGCTAACTTTATTGGACCTTTCTTAACATTAAATGCTAATGAACAATAATAACATTGTCCACTTTCAGTAATTGCTGTCACGGCTGCACCACCACCTGAACCACCTCCACCACCAAATAGTGTTGACTTATGGATTGTTGTAAGTGATACTTCTTCTATCTTACTTCCTGTAGAAGATTTGACTTGAATAATACAAGGCCAAGTATTAGGTTTTGATACAATTGCGATACCTTCTAGTTTACGACCACTACCTGAAGTACCTTCAGCAAATCGTTCTTTAGCGTTTATCATTAATTGTACAATTTCAAAACGAGACTTACCAGCATACTTACCATTCTTGGCTGCATATGGTCTGTTGTCTCTTATAAAATCTGTCTTTTTAAAAACTGCCATTGTTATTTATCCATTAATTTTTTATTACTCTCTTATACTACAACATATTTATTCATTTGTCAAGCTGGCGACCTCGGCAGGACTTGAACCTGCAACATCCAGTTTAGAAGACTGGTGCTCTATCCAGTTGAGCTACGAGGCCATACTCCAGATTGGTGCCACCGACCGGACTTGAACCGGTAAGGATTACTCCGACGGATTTTAAGTCCGTTGTGTTTGCCAATTTCACCACGGTGGCGACCTTAGATATTAAGCGTAAACGGTAGTTGTTTGTTGTGCGATAACTAAGTCAACTGCCTTTTCCCATAGTTTAGAAGCGGCGTCATTAGTCTTAAATCCATATTCTTTTGCAAAGTCCATAGATGAAGAAGACAAAACACCATCAATAGGCATTGTGTGATTAGTAATGATTTTAGCGATAGTCTCTAACTTCGCTGTGCTGTAGATAAGACCTTCTTCGGTAGTTATTTCAAGTTCGCCATTGTTAGCAGATAAGAAATTGATTAGGTCTTTTGAGTTAGTGTTTGGAAAGTTCATAGTAAATCCTTTAGTTGTTGTTTCATCATTGATTATGTGTATATAATAACACACTCATAGCATAGTGTCAAGCGAAAAACGAGCAAAAAGTAAAAAAAAGTGAATTAATTTGGTTCTAATTCACAAAGAAAGTGAGGTATCCCACCGTTTACTTCCCATACTCTTTCTTTATTCTGAAATCTAACTAGTGACCTAGCATCCTTTTCAAAAAAGAAATCTTTGACAATAACATTAGTAGGTTTTTCTATTACTCTCCAGTACATCCTACCTCTCTTCTTAATCATTGTCTTAGTATAGTGTAGTTTTTCTCCACGCTCTAAGCTTCTACTTTGTGTTTGTTTTGTTGGTGATGTGTTTTTTCTAGGCATAAGTTTATACTTTAAAATCTGAAAATTTGTCGTAAGGGTCTTCAGCAAATTCTTTCTCCTGGTTAGCGTCTACAATGTTTTGTGCTTTTTGCTCTACATCATACAATCTCATCTTACTTCTATCAACGCCAATAATAAAACTACGATTGATTGATGGGTCGCTATACCGGTTCTTCAATTGTTTTACTTTCATTTGATTAAGATTATCTAACTCTTCGTTAGTCATCAAAGCAAACATAAAGTCGGCAGTAGCAGGTAGACCAAAACTTTCGGAAGTATCTTCAAGTCCAATATCAGTAGAAGTGAAACCACTTCTTGTTGTTTGTGTAGCAGTAAATATAGGTAATTTAAATTCTACTGCAAGACCTCTTAACTCTTCTGCAATCGCTTTGATATAGAAGTAAGATGATATGTTACCACCTTTAAATCTACTTGAAGCACATATGTTAAGATAATCTATGAAGACTACATCTGGTTTAAAACTTTTCTTTAATGCAAGTTCATTTAATAATGACTTGAAGTGACCACTATGAGCAGACGCTGTTGGATATTCTTTGACGATTAATGTACCAGGACTTTTTGATTTTAACTTTTTAATCCTGTCATCAAACATATCTTTAGGTAAAGCGTGTAAGTCATCTGTGGTTACATCTAATAAATTACTATCAATTCTTTCTGCGATTCTTTCTTCTGCCATCTC